TATTGTCGAAACAGAGAAAACAGGTGGTGGTATCTCTACTGAACTCGGTAATATGCACGCAACAGGCGTCTTATCTCGTGCAGATATTGGTACAAAACTTTTGGAAATGTGGCGCAAGATGCCGCAAAACTTCCGCAGGGATGGTGGCAAGATGTACATGTCTGAAGACCTCGCTCAGATGTATGATGACTGGTTGGATGACCAAGGTACTTTGGTGACTGGTTCCGGTGCAGAGACAGCGGGACAGAAGTTCTTACGTCAGACTAATGGCAAATGTGAAATTGTCCGTCTTTCTGGTATGCCAGAAGGTTCTCAGTTCGTCATGATTACCACAAAAGAAAATGCGGTCTATGGTTATGACAAACCGAGTGATTTCAGTCGAATGGTACCGTTTAATTCGGGTAACCCTTACCGCTTTACAGCAGCTGGTAAATATGTCTTGGGATGGCAGTTCGTCACTCTCGACAAGTCAGAGTTCTTGTGTAACGACCAACCTGTTACTCCGGCAGCTGGTTAACTAACCCTTAAAACTGTTAGCTATGAGTAAGAATTGTGTTGAATTAGCAAATATCGACGAAGCCATTGCATGTGTGGACCTCGATAACTTGGCTGGTACCATCCAGGAATTGATTTACTTCTACTGGAATGATGTAGCCACTTGGCCGGATTTGCCGGCTCCTGCATCCGAAGACGGAACCATGACATTTGCTGAAGCAGGTGCATGGGAGGGTGACGTGGTTATGAAAGAAGGTACTTGTGCCCATAGACTTGTGTTCACTGATGACAGTGGTGAACTGACCATCACTGACCAGGGCGAAACTGGTGGTGAATCTTGTTTGTATGAATTGAACATCACTCGTGCAAAAATGTCGCAAGTGATCTTCGGTTTCGAAAATGCCACTCGTGGCCGTCGTCTGGGCTTGATTGTCACAGACAAGAACGGTCAGCGTTATCTCTTGGGTGACAAACTCAATGCTGCGCGTCGTGTAGCTGCTGATGCTTCGACTACCGGTAAAGTCGGTACCGACTTGAATAAGGTGCCAATGAAGTTCACTTATCAATGTCCGCGTAAACTCATGTACACGGGTGATGTAGAAAACATCCTCAAGGTAGCTGGGGCTGCGGCAGGTTAAGTCAATCGTGTAACTCTAATCATATGAATAAAGGGGTGTTCTACGGGAGTAGGAGACCCCTTTTGTTGTGTCCGATTTTCGCACTTTTATCCGCACTATATTTGTGTTGTTATTATTCAATACGTTTTTATGACAAACAACTTTATCAAACATCGCCAAGCAGCCATCGATTGGCTGAATGGCAAACGGGACTTTGATGCAGGTATCAAGGTACTCGAAGAATCGAAATTCAAACCAGGTGTTGTGGCTAAGCTCAAACGGGTGGGGGTGAATGGACCCGAGGCCAAGGCTCGTTTGGTGTACCTCATGCGTTCGTTGGTGCAAGCTTGGGCGATGCCTGAAGGTGAAGCAGCGGACAATACTGATCCGGCTACAGGTGTCGATGCCAATGAAGAAATGGCCATTCACACCGACTCTTCCGATGCCTATATCAATATGGCCATCGAGAAGCTGACCGTTGACCCTGAAGCATTCCCGAAACGAATTGCTTCAGTGATCCGTGAATATGCTGATGCCTATAAGCGTCGTGATATATTGCACAAGCAATTGGCCGATTTGCCGGAGGACAATGGCGAAGAAACCGTTGCTAAACGAAAGGAGTTGTCGAATGAGATTCAGGCTAAGACCGAATTGATGGAGCGCATGTATCCGCTTTATGAGAAGTTCTTGTCTCTCAATGAAGACATCACAGAAGAAGACATTCAATCCTTAGAACACTCTACTGATGACACCGAAAGCACTGATGAAAAAGATTCATCTGGATCTGAATCCGGAACTGGTAATCTTGATGGAAGAACAAAAGAAGAACTCCAAAAAATCCGTAAATCTGTGGCAACGAAAATCGGTAGAGCAAAAAATATGCTCGAATACCAACAAGAGACGAAGGCAGAATCACCAAATCCGATGCCGGAATCTCCCAAGAGAGTGAAATATGAGACCAAAATTGCCAATTTGAGCAGAGATTTGGAGCAGATTGATTATGCCATTGCTAAGCTCGGTTGATTCTGAATATGCTTGTAAGTCTCCATAATATAGATTTTAAGGTTAACGATGAACCGGCGGCCACCCCATCAGTGAAGGGGGTGGCTCGCCTTGATGTTGGGCAGAACGCTGATAACGACATCGTGGTACCGCTCCTTAGTCATCCTTCCGCTTTAGGCAAAATACACATGGGGCAGGACAAGCATTTCTATTCCAATGGTTCTTTCAACCTTGTGCAGCTCGTTCTCTATCTGCTCAAGCAGACAGGCCCGGCTCATGTGTTTATCTCCAGTTATTCGATTGCGGAGGATTCATTGGCGACACTGAAACGGTTGCAAGAAAAAGGCGATATTTGGGATATCTCTTTTCTCATCGACAATCGGGTTAGGTCAATCTCTCCCAAACCGTTCGATTACCTGGTTACTGCTTTCCCGGATAGATACAGGTGTTGCGCTTTACATGCTAAGGTGGCACTGATTTGGAATGATAAATGGAATCTGTCTGTCGTAGGCAGCCAGAACGCAACCCACAATCCAAAGCTTGAGAGAGGTATTATCCATACTTCACAGGATATTTTTTACTTTGACTTTAAAACCTTGACACATGAATTTGAACGAGGAACAACTTGAGACGATTCATAAGGCTGGTGCCTTGTTACTCCCTCCGTCGTTGGTGGCCATCAACTTAGAAGTGGATGAACTGGATTTCTTGAACGAAGTCCGGAATCGTCAATCACCCATTCACAAGGCATATTATTCAGGGTATTTGGAGCAGCTGTCGGAAACAAGGGCAGCCATAATCAAATCGGCTCGCAATGGTAGTAATCCGGCACAATTGGAGGTGCTGAAGTTTATTCAAGAAATAACCCGTCAGTTGAAATATGAGTAAAAAAGGATTGCCCTCATTAGCCGAACAACGCTATGAATTGATACAGCAGCACATCATCGACCCCGAGAACTCGCCACTTCCAGCAGAGCTGAAAGAACAGTTCAGTCGAGTGTTGCAGGTGGCACGCTTGATGGATGACTACCCGAATGAATCACACATCATCAACATCATGCTGGCCAAGTATCGTGTATCCACTACGCAGATCCGAAAGGATATCGGATTGGCTCGTGAGTTGTTCAAGACAAATCACACCTTCGATTGGGATTTCTGGCACGCATGGCAGATTAAGGACCAGTTGGAATTGATTCGTGAATGTAAGCTCAGGGGTGACCTCAAGCAATGGAATAATGCCAAGAAGACATTGGCTATTCTTATCGGTGAAAAACCGGAAGCTGTTGAAGATCCTCGTCGCATGGAGAAGAATGTCTTCTACATTCAAGTCAACAACGGTACGGGTGATAAATTGAATATCAACCTCGATACGTTGCGTTCTCTCTCACACCAGGACCGAAAAGAAATCATCGACACTTTGTATCAGCCTATTGATGATGTACAGGCTGAAGATATTATGAACTCTTAAACAAATGACTATGAACCCAAGATTAACAAACAAAAAACTCGTTAAGGCTCTGATGGATACAAAGGGGCTTGATATGATTTCAATCACCAGTGCGACGATTGTTGTGCAGGTCTCGGATAAGTTTACTCCGAAAATGGCAGAAGAATTGTCCAATCAGCTTGGGCATACAAATGATGTCAAGGCTGCTACCCGAGATGGAGTCAATTATATGATTTTCCCTCGATTCTGATGGAGCATAACGTTTGGGAAGAAGAAATTGTGCTGAATCCGGCACAGATGGCATACATGCTGATGCAAGCGAAGAATAAGTATGTCATTTATTCACGCGGTACCGGGAAGTCCTTTATTGTCGGTGCCGAAGTGGATGAGAACGTGCGTCTCATGCCGCGTGGAGTGACAACTCTTGCCCAAGCCACCTATGGACAGGCATTGACCAAGACATTGCCTTCCACTTTCAAGTTACTGGAGCAATTGGGGTATAAACGATACGATACCAAGACACGCACTGGCGACTATGTGGTGTGCAGGACTCCACCTGAAGGTTGGTATCGCCCGTATGAGCATCTGATGAGCTACGAACATTGCATCACCTTCAGCAATGGCCATGTACTTTATATCCTTACTCAAGATGGTAATTCCCGTGGTCCGAATGCCGATTTCAATATCACCGATGAAGCCTTGACATTGGATAAGGAGCAGTTCGATCAAGAAGTTGCACCGACCAATCGAGGCAATGAGCATATCTTCGGGCGCAAAAGCAAGGCACCGCTGTTCAAGCATCACGGCAATGCCTTCTTTAGCTCCATGCCCTACGAACCCGAACAGAAATGGTTGCTCGAACCTGCCAAGTATTACGAAGACGAGCGTGATATCCACCTCTTTGATGTGTGGAACCGCATCGTTAAGTTGCAGTTGCAGCTCATCGATGCGAAGCTGGACAATGATGTGCAGCTCTTCAAAGAGATTTGGAATGAAACCATTCGATTGCGTCGCTCGATCACGCCTTTCGTCTCTCAAGATGGTACACTCTTTATCCTGGCATCAATCTTTGACAATCTGGCGAATGTCGGCTTGTCCTACATCATGAATCAGTACAAGGTGATGGATAAGCTGACATTCATGATTGAAATATTGAACTTCATCGTGGATAAGATTGACCATTGTTATTACAACCTTGATGAGCGGCACAAGTATTACAAGGCTACCAATGACAGCTTTATCCGTGACTTTGCGGAGAACATCGATTGGGACTGGAAGCAGTTGGCTGATACGGATAGCCGGATGGATGCGGATTGCAACCCCAACCAAGCGATAGAAGTGTCGTTTGACTGGGGCTCCAATGCCTCCTTCCTTGAGGTGGCTCAATGTGGCCACTTCGATTTCGTGACCAAAACTTTATATAAGAACCGGTTGGTGGATAATACCATCAACGAGTTCTTCGTTCGAAATGATGAACTGGATGATACCGTAGTCAATGTGTTGGTGGATAGATTCTGTCATTATTATAGGTATCATCCGCATAAGACCGTGCATTATTATCGTGACCGATATGGAGATATCCGTCATGCTAATTCCAAGAAGACCTACAATGAATCAGCCATCGAACGTTTACAGCGTCATGGCTGGACTGTCGTGCAATATACACATCGAGGCATAGAACCGCCACAGCATGATAAATATCTGTTGTGGTCATCCATTACAGCGGAGACCGACGAACGATATCCGCTCAAGCGATTC